GTAACTTATTGATTTAAATGGTGCCGATAATAGGAGTCGAACCTACGACCTTCGCATTACGAATTATAAGAATCCGCTTCTAATTCAAAGCATTACCCCATCAACACTGCGCTCACACGTCCCACCACATCAAAACATGTAAAGCCTTGCAAGTCATTGCGAGGCCTTATGTGTCTCAGTTTTGTCCCACCTTGTATTACGACTTGCATAGCCAATGAAGATAAATGTGACGACAAACGGCGCAGCAGTCTTCTTTTCCTTCATACTTTCCCCACCCAGCATGCATACCTTCTACCATAACTGTAGTTAATGTCTGTTATGAGCGAAAAGCGGACATTCCTGTACAAAGCATGGCGTTGGAATACAGTAAGATCATTGATTAATAAGTGAGTCGAATCAGAACAGTAGCCAATGAAACAAAAAATTCGCAAACGTAACCAAGACTGGATATCAAGGCAATTGAAACGTGCGCAAAAGAGGAAATGCCGTTAAGTTTCTTTATTAACTTTCCCTCAATATGAGCAACTGCTTGTAATGGTGTGCGCCTTAAACGGCATGGTCGTCTCAAGCCGGACTGGAGTCGCGCATTGTTTCATTAGGGTTGGGGAGAAGTGCCTATTGTTGGGCAAAAAGTAGTGTTTACTGGTTTGAGGGATTTGATAAGGAGCAATTGCCTGTTGAATGGGGGCGCTGTGGGAAGATGCCTGAATATATTGGTTTTGATTTGATCTCACAGTGCAACACACAATCAACTCTTAAAGTCTGCTGTGAGCAAAAATTGCACATTTCTAACAGTCTTCCGTGTGAATCAACGGGGAGCAGGTCACTGGCACAGAGGGGACGTTTAACCCCGTCCGGCCTCCGCTGAATTGGCTGCCAATTCCGTCCGGTCGTACCTGCCTGAGCCGTCTACTTCAGTAAAAACTGAATCAGCATAGCAAACATATATACTGTCGCTGCAATTTGTATTGTTCGTACTCCCCATCTGAGATATCGCCATTTATGACGTTCTCTGGCATCGGCTTCTTCAATGGTGGATTCAGTATGCTTTCTTCTCTTTGTCCTGAATGGATCAATTACCCATAGGGCAAGAATAAAGAGAACGATTGTTTTCTGAAGTATGGGATGTTCCACGAAGAGTGACTCCGGCCTGCTCGCTGATACAATCAGAATAGATGAACAATCCCGAAATAATCAACACTAAATGTATGGCAATTATTTATTTTCGTCCTGGCTGGACTTTGTGACCTGCTCCCAACAAATTAACATAGCACAATGTAAGCAAGTTCTGCTTTTGGCACATAGCAGTCCTAGAGACACTGGCGTAAAGCCATGGAGGATCGGTGGGAGGAGGTAAAAATCCTCTCATGCAAAAAATACGCAAAATCGATAACAGTTGGAAATCATTCAATACTCGCACTATCGGAAGTTCACCAGCCAGTCGTAGCACGTTCTTGCATACGACGTGGCTACGGTTTCAACTCCCGCCAGCTCCACCAATCATGATTGGACGGTGTAAGGGCAACACCAACAAAAACAGGAAGTTAGCAGTCTCAGCAGGACACCGACCAGACGGTGAGGAGACAAAAAAGGATACGCAAAGGAGCCGCGGCTCTCGAGTGACACAAAAGCCCGCTTATGCGGGCTTTTTGTTTTTCCCTTAAGTTCCTAGCCGCTTATCTATAACTATGGAAAAATGTTAACCCTGACTGTATGTTAACAAAGGGATGTATATGTCGGTTTTTCATAACTGGCTGCTTGATATCGCAAGCGGGAATTACTTTATCTACATCAAACGCCTTTCTGCAAACGACACAGGCGCAACAGGTGGCCATCAGGTCGGACTTTATATCCCCTCAAATATCGTTGAAAAGCTTTTTCCATCTATCAATCATACTCGCGAACTGAACCCTTCAGTCTTCCTTACTGCGCATGTATCATCCCATGATTGCCCTGATACCCAAGCACGCGCAATTTATTACAACAACCGTTATTTTGGTAAGACCCGAAACGAAAAAAGAATTACGCGCTGGGGGAGAGGAAGTCCATTACAGAACCCTGAAAATACAGGAGCCCTCACAATTCTTGCTTTCAGGTTAAACGAACAGAACACTGACTGTTCCGAGGTAGATATATGGGTCTGCGTCAATCCCGATGAAGAGGATATCATCGAGTCTGCTATTGGCGAAATCATACCTGGAACCCTAATTTCCGGCCCTGCCGGACAAATTTTGGGCGGATTGTCTCTTCAGCAAACTCCAGTAAATCATAAATATGTTATTCCTGAAGACTGGAAGAAGCGTTTTCCTTCTGGAAACGAAATTATTCAATATGCTGCTGGCCATTATGCTAAAAACTCCAAGGATCCAGATGAGCAACTGATTGACCGTCGGCGTGTCGAGTATGATATTTTTCTACTCGTCGAGGAATTACATGTTCTTGATATTATTAAGAAAGGATTCGATTCTGTAGATGAGTTTATTGCATTAGCCAACTCTGTCAGTAATCGACGTAAATCAAGGGCAGGCAAATCACTTGAACTTCACCTAGAGAAGCTTTTTATCGAGCACGGACTACGGCATTTCTCCACTCAGGCAGTTACTGAAGGTAATAAAAAACCAGATTTCCTGTTTCCTTCAGCAGAGGCATATCATAACGTTGAATTTCCTGTAGAAAACTTACGTATGCTGGCAGTAAAGACCACCTGCAAAGATCGCTGGCGTCAGATACTGAATGAAGCAGATAAAATCCATCAGGTACATTTATTTACACTGCAAGAAGGTGTTTCTTCAGCACAATACCGAGAAATGAAAGATGCGGGTGTCAGACTCGTTGTACCATCAACTTTACATAAAAAATACCCAGAAGCAGTTAGAGAAGAATTAATAACGCTCGGAGCATTCATTACTGAGCTGATAGAGCTTTACGCTGAACTATCATAGGCTGACTCCCGGCTTAAAAGGCCGGGAGATGTTCTCAAGGCTGCCCAGTCTTACCAGCATCAGCAGAAACAGCTTTGAGGATATAGGGTTCCAGAAGTCTGGCAACAGCTTCAAATACTGGCACCACAACTGAGTTACCGAACTGCCGATATGACTGAGTATCTGAAACCGGAATACGGAATGGTTTCCCTCCAGGTTTTTCAAATCCCATAAGGCGTGCGCACTCTCGGGGAGTCAGCCTGCGTGGTCGACGAGCCTGATTACTCTCATTCATAAAGTCAGCCTCTCCCGTTGCCATATCCCAACCACGATCAATAAGAATTTCTGATCCGTCTTTGTGATATCTGGCAGAAAGTGTGCGTGCAATGCTTTCCTTATTCTCAGGATTGACCAACCCAAAGCCAAAACCATTCCCCTTGGCTGCATGCTTTTTGGCGTAGTTATAAAGGTACTCCCATAGTTTTGGCGTAAGTATATATTTACTGTCGACTACAGGCTCCAGCAATTCACCAAATGATGGGCGGTGTTCCGGATAAAAACGACTGATATCACGCAAGGTAAACCCCTTGTGAATATTCAGATCTCGTCTAAATCCGACCAGAACAATGCGTTCACGATGCTGAGGCAAAAAATGCTTCCCATCGATAATCTTTGGATCGTTTTTTCCCATTTCTGCAGCATCGGCAACTTCGTAGCCCAGCTCGTCAAGGGTCTCCATAATGACTTTGAAAGTTTTACCCTTATCATGGCTCTTCAGATTTTTGACATTTTCCAGCACAAAAATTGCCGGTTTTTTTGCTCGTATAATACGTGCCACGTCAAAAAAAAGTGTTCCTTGTGCTTCACATTCAAAACCATGCGCACGACCAAGTGAGTTTTTCTTACTAACACCAGCAAGGCTAAATGGCTGGCACGGGAACCCCGCAAGAAGCACATCATGATCCGGCACATGCTCATCAATATATGCATAAGCATCCGTTTCCAATACATCGGTTTTATCACTCAGCGTGACTTCCCGAATATCGAGATTGAATTTATGCACCTGTTCATCGTTAAACCAGTTGGCCTTGTATGTACGCACAGCATCTTTATTCCATTCACTGGTAAAAACACACTGGCCTCCAATGGCCTCAAAACCTTTCCGTATCCCTCCAATTCCAGCAAATAAGTCAATGAAGCGGAAAGCATATTCCGGATGGTTTGCAGGTGGTTCTGGTAGCATCTTACGCAGAAGAGACTCTTCTACTGAAGTCAACGATTTTGGTAAACACTTGCCATTAATCCAGCGGTTAATGGTTTCACGGCTCCACTCATTTTTTCCGACTTTTCTCAGTAATTCAGCCACATACTTCTGATCATAGATTTCCAGCACTTTCTCGATAAGCTTTTTATCATTTTCCTGTCGCAGCTTTTCTTCCGCCTCGGCTTCCTTCAGCAGATGCTGTGCCAACACTTCAAATTCAGACATAATTCCTCCAAGGGGTCTAATGGGTGAAACTTTATCACTCATTCAACCCAGAAGGAAATGTTTTATCTGGATATTTAAACAGTGACTACAACGTAATCTAGCACTGGTGATGCTTTGTTAGGCATAGAGAATCATTCTATATACGACTAATGACAGAAAAACAGCAGACAAGTAGTTTGTTCATAAATTAACGCATACTATGTGTCTACGGTTTTCGAGACCGGTCCAATCATCAAACGAAACATAAAATTAGCTCACATTATGAGGAAAAGTATCTTTTTTGTACTATGTAAATTCAAAGGCTTAGCCTCATTTCTCCGATGGTTTTCTCAACACTACTGGTTGTGAGCCCTTGCAATGATCATTAATATACGTCTCACAAATAATTCTTCATAGATATTGCAAAATGGATATTACTGAGTTTCCTTCTGGAGTAATTGAACACCTTGGCTGGTATGTATACCGATTGATTGATCCGAGGGACGGAAGCACCTTCTATGTAGGGAAAGGCAAAGGTAACCGCGTATTTGCCCATATGCGCGGTGAAGTGGCAGCGACTGATGATGACGAGTTACTGAGCAACAAGCTAAAGCAAATTAGAGAAATAAGGTTAGCAGGACTTGAAGTTATCCATGTCATCCATCGACACGGAATGACTGATGAAAAGACGGCGTACGAAGTTGAAGCAGCACTTATTGATGCCTACCCTGGGTTAACGAATATCATGAATGGTGCTGGCAGCAATGAATTCGGCGCCGCGCATGTCAAAGAGTTGATAGCAACATATCAGCCCGAAACCATAACATTTCATCATAAAGCATTAATGATATCCGTTAACAGAAGTGCAAAGGATTCAGAGCTTTATGATGCGGTTCGATTTAGCTGGCGCATTAATGTCTCTCGCGCCAGCCAAGCAGAAATCATTCTTGCTACTGTACCCGGGTAGAACTGAACGGGTTTATGCATCCAGACATCGGTATAAGGCACGGAGACTGATACGGAGAAATAGCGCCGGAGAGATTTAAACTCATCCAGCAATTCAGAATATTTGCGATTCAGTGAATCATAAGATGCCACCAGCTGGTGGTGTGGTTGTTCCAGTTGTTGTTCCTGAAACTTCTCTGCCGCTATACGGGAAAATCTCAGTGCCTTACGGGCTGCACTTTCCGGTAAGGCATCCGCCAGATCATTACGAATCAGCCACCAGCACAGTTCCGGCATTGTCACAACGTGACTGTCATCAAAACCGAGATCCCGACGCACAACAGACAACACCCAGCGGGCACAGTTATCCGTTGCCATTGATTCCAGCCGTTCCGTGAACTGATCGCGCAGCTGGTTATCCGGAGGAAACAACACGATCTCCACTGAAGCAGGTGCCGACGTTGGTTTTGGCAGACGACGTAACTGCTCAACTATTGCTGCACACGCCGCGCTCTGGAATTTGCGCCCCGCCGCGCTTATCAGGCTCTTACCTGCAAACGCCCCTTTGTTGGGGTGTCGCCAGTACGTGTTCACGCTGGGCGGGAAAGGCAAGATCAGCTTCATACTTTCAGGCCCCTCTCATGTAACCAGTGGGCTGCACGCTGCCTGGCGTTTTCCTCACCGGCAAGCAGTGCGCGGATGATACCGACCGCCTCGCTGTCGTCGTCCTTCACCGCGGTATGAAGCGTGATCCCCCGGGCCACGCCACGCTTTATCGTGATGACGCCTTTTTTCTCCAGTGCGCGAAGATGCTCCACCGCTGCATTCACTGAACGGTATCCCAGCATGGTTGCCACCTCCTGATTGGTTGGCGGGAAGCCACGTTCTTTCTGGTAAGAAATCAGCATATCCAGCACCTGCTGCTGGCATTGAGTTAACGTCGTCATTACGCCCCCACGTAATTCCCTGACAGATACCACTCATCACTCGATACAGCGCGCTTGCTGCTTTTCCGTAAACACTGCTCACGACGCGCCAGAAAATTGTTTCGTTCTGGCTGGGAATGGCTTTCACGGAATGCCGCCATCCACACCGTTGCAGCACGACGGTATAAGCCCCTGGACTCCAGTTCTTCAGCCTGGCGGGTCAGGCACAAAATTACCCGGGGATCGTTAGTGCCGACATAGAAATTGCGCACAGGTCTGGTTTCACGAACTGGTTGTGGTTCCGGCTCCTGCGCTCTCTCAGTCAGGCGCGGGAAATGTCTGCGTGTATCTCCTTCACAACGGTGAGCCACACGCCCACTCTGACGTAACTTGCTTGCTGACTGCAGAACGCGCTGCCGTGAGTAACCAGCAAAAGCATCCGCAATGTCTCCGGAAGTACACCCCGGATGGGCTTCAATGTATTTCTGAACTTCATTCAAAAGACTCATGATCACCCCCTGAATCCTGCCGGGATCTGGCTGTAGTCCACGTTGTCGTAACTGGCTTTGAAGTACGGGTCTTCGCGTTTTTCGGTGTACGTGCTGACGGACGGCGATAAGCGCAGGGAAAGCTCATCCCATTTTTCCCGCAACTTCGACGGGCTGAGCACGTTACGGCACCAGAACGGATCGCGGCTGACGCGGCTGTACATCTCGCAGATTTGTTTGTGAGTACGACCATCCTGCACACACATCAGGCGAATTTCGTTTGCCCAGGCTGTCCAGTTCGGTTCTTTGGGACGAACCACCTCGCCGTCACATTCGGCGGCCTGCTCGTACAGGGCAATGATTTTTTTCCAGAGCCACTGTGCACAGGTCAAATCATCCTGCGTTCCCCACTGGCGCTTTTTAGGGCTGAATACAACCGCATCAGGATGGCGAGTTAAAAAATCCTGTTCAGCCGTCTGCGTGTCCGGTTGCGAAGCGTCCGGACGAGAAGTTTTTTTATCTGACGGATCATGTTTTGATTTTACTGACGGATCCCCACCAGATTCTGACGGGTGAAAACCCGCTTTTTTGCCAGATTTCGACGCATCAAATTTTGACGGGTCAGATTTTGATGCGTCAGATTTTGACGGGTCAGAATCTGACAGTTGAGAAAATGCCGCTGCCTGAAGCTTCGCAACGTTAAGCTGATAAACATTCGACGCATTGCGGTTACCCTGGCGACGCGCCTTACGCGTTAACCAGCCTTCTGCTTCCAGCCGTGCGATAGCCGTTCTGACGGTACTCATCCCCGCGCCAATCTGGCGGGCAATGGTTTCAATTGATGGCCAGCACACACCTTCGTCATTACTGAAATCAGCCAGGCGGGCCATAATTGCCACGCTGGATAATTTCATGCCTGATGCAGCGCAACCATCCCATACATAGCCGGTTAATTTAGTGCTCATGACCGACCTCTACTTCCCTGAATTTACGACGAAACTGTTCGAGCGGGCTGAAGCACTCATGCTCATAGCCTTCGCGGAGGTAGATAACCCGTTGTGTTTCCGGCTCCCAACGAATGACTCTGACGGGCACTCCGTAGTGATCTTTGAACCAGCGGTTAACTTGTCGCAAAGGACTGTCTCCTTCTGCCGGTTGAAATCCCCCACAGCCCACTCAGCAAAGCTGTGGGTTACAATTTCCCTGTCACCTGGTACATTTACTGCATAGCAATACTCCACCTTCGCTTTTCCACCCGGTACAGGAAGCGCAATCAGTTGCGAGCGACGGTAGTGTGTTGTTAAACTGTTCATGCGTTAGTTTCTCCACAACCAGAAGCAATCGACGCCACGACGCCCGGAGCTGCACACTCGCGGGCGTCATTACTTTCTGAAACGCAAAAAATTTTGTAGACAAGTGCTGCATGCTCCTGCAGCTTCGAAATTGAGAGGTACAGCTCGTCGTTAATTGCTGTCTTCTCATGCGGTTCCACTACACCGTCTTCGATTGCCGAACGAATCTGTTTTGAATAACTGCCGATCTGTTCAATGACTTCCAGTAAACGCTGGTTAATATCGGCATTGTCCACATCCTCGACGTCAGGAAGAGACACAAAGACGCCATTTGCAGACTGCGCCACAGCGTCAGCAATGAAGTGAGTGCCACCAGCACGTTGTAAAATCATTGCCCATCCCAGCGGGAAAATCTGATCGCCATCGGCACGAAGGCGGTTAAATAATGCGTTCTCTGTTACATCCAGCCACTCAGCAGCTTCAGCGTAACCCCCCGGCAACGCCGCGATAGTTTTTCTGACAGCTTTCACGTACCACTCAGGCTGTTTTTCCACTTTCCAGTGATGATTACCCACGGCTTACCTCCTGTTCCTGTGGTTTAAACCCATTCTGGTTTTGGCTAGATTGAAAACGTGCCGGATAAAGAATCTGCATTTCGCTGATTTCACCCTTAAAAAAATTGGCCAGACGTTCTGCAAGATCTATAGATGGAATTTGTTCCAGTCTTTCAATACGACTCAGCGTCGCTGGATTGACCTGAACGCCAGCAGCAACATGCTGCAAAGTAAATCCGTGCGCCTTACGCACATTCCGTAATGGTGATTGCATATGACCTCCACATATTGCGTGATGAGCATATTATTTCACGCAAATATTTTGCGCAAGTTGATTTGCTTAACGCGCAATAAAGAAATGTAATAAACGCATGAACATAGGAAACCGAGTCAGACAACTTCGCCAGGCGAAGAACATGAAAATCGCCGATCTCGCTGAAGCAATAGGAGTGGATGCGGCGAATATCTCACGCCTGGAAACAGGTAAGCAGAAACAATTCACTGAACAAGCCCTGAGTAATATTGCCAGGAGCTTAGGTGTTGATATTGCTGATCTCTTTACCTCAGACGTCAAAAGTAATACTGTATGTAAAAACAGTATTAGTGAGGATGTTGCGCAGGTGAAGGATGTATTCCGTATTGAAATGCTGGATGTCAGTGCCAGTGCGGGAAATGGCCTTATCCAGGGCGGTGATGTCATTGATGTGATTCATGCCATTGAATACAGAACTGATAATGCTGTATCGATGTTTGGCGGACGGCCAGCCAATCACATTAAAGTTATCAACGTTCGTGGGGACAGTATGTGTCCAACCATTGAGCCAGGAGATCTCATCTTCGTTGATGTCAGTATCAATCAGTTTGATGGAGATGGTATCTATGTATTTGGTTTTGATGATAAAATTTATGTCAAACGACTGCAAATGATACCTGACAAACTACTGGTGATTTCTGATAACCAGATTTACCGTGAATGGGGAATTACCAGCGAAAATGAACACCGGTTTATGGTCTTTGGAAAGGTCTTAATCAGCCAGTCACAAACCCTTAAGCGACACAATTAACCCTTACCTCCTCATCAATTAGCCACCCAAAGGTGGCTTTTCATTACCCTTTAAATTGCATATCTCGCAACAAAAACACTTGCATAATGCGCAACTTCATTTTATCTTTCTTTCCAGACAAACAAACAAGGTACTAACAAAATTTGGTTGTAACACGGCGTATGGCACATGCGTCGTTAGCGGTCTGGGGACGTTAAAGGGGACAATCCACTCCTTGCTCGGGCAAACAAACCAGGTAGCCGGAATGTGCAAGTCAATGATGATGCTGATAAGACGCCTAACCAGCGTGGCGATTCGGTTTGACGCCTGGGAAGAGACCAGGGTGCAACGATGAGGGCATTTATGGAGCCGCGACAAAGTGTGGTGCCGTAACTGGCTAAGTGCTCTCAGCGTTGTGGTAATCCGCGAAATGGCGCGGCGGTAAGTATGGCGGGGTTACTCTTTCCCCGTTGAGGACACCGGATTGTCAGGTTGACCATACGCCTGAGTGACAACCCCACCACAACAGCCACTGCTTTGGCGGTACCAGTTTGTACACTTGCTTCCGGCTGGTACCGCTCTTTTTACAAAACAGAGAAGAGCATCACCGGACGACGGGCTCATAACCCAATCCATCCGGGCGGCTGCCACCGCAGGTGTTCTTCTCTGTTTTGTGGAGAAACCAACCGACCTTGCAGGGTCGATATGATGAGGAACAGCAAAATGGCTAGCGAACGCAGTACTGATGTGCAGGCATTTATCGGGGAGCTGGACGGCGGCGTATTTGAAACCAAAATCGGCGCAGTTCTCAGTGAAGTCGCTTCCGGTGTGATGAACACGAAAACCAAAGGTAAGGTCTCACTCAACCTGGAAATCGAACCATTTGATGAGAACCGTGTGAAAATCAAACACAAACTCTCATATGTTCGCCCGACTAACCGCGGGAAAATTTCCGAAGAAGACACCACCGAAACGCCGATGTATGTCAATCGCGGTGGTCGCCTGACTATTCTGCAGGAAGACCAGGGACAATTACTGACTCTTGCCGGTGAACCTGACGGAAAACTACGCGCAGCAGGTCATTAATATCGTTCTTAATTAACTGATTATTTATCTCATCACTGAATATCTTTATATAGTGAGGACTTATTATGTCTCAGAACTTAGACGCAACCGCAATTAATCAAATCCATGCCCTTATTTCTGCTCAGGGTGTTAATGAAATTATCAGTAAGATTGGTGCCGATGCTGTGGCATTGCCTGAGAATTTCCGCATTCATGATCTGGAAAAATTTAATTTAAATCGCTTCCGTTTCCGTGGCGCGCTTTCCACTGCCAGCATCGATGATTTTACCCGTTATTCTAAAGATCTTGCAGATGAAGGCACCCGCTGCTTTATCGATGCTGATAATATGCGTGCCGTCAGTGTGCTTAACCTGGGTACTATTGATGAACCAGGTCACGCAGATAACACCGCCACTCTCAAACTGAAAAAGACAGCACCGTTCTCTGCCCTGTTGTCTGTTAACGGCGAGCGTAACTCCCAGAAGTCACTGGCAGAATGGATTGAAGACTGGGCCGACTACCTTGTGGGCTTTGATGCTAATGGTGACGCCATTCAGGCAACAAAAGCGGCTGCGGCGGTCCGTAAAATCACGATTGAAGCAAACCAGACCGCTGATTTTGAAGACAATGACTTCAGCGGCAAACGCTCTCTGATGGAGTCTGTCGAAGCGAAAACCAAAGACATTATGCCAGTAGCATTTGAGTTTAAATGCGTTCCGTTTGAAGGCCTGAAAGAACGTCCGTTTAAATTACGCCTCAGCATTATCACTGGTGATCGCCCTGTACTGGTTCTGCGCATTATTCAGCTGGAAGCAGTGCAGGAAGAAATGGCTAACGAATTTCGTGATCTGCTTGTTGAAAAATTCAAAGACAGCAAAGTAGAAACCTTTATTGGTACTTTCACCGCCTGATTTCATTACTGCAAATGCCCCTGCGGGGGCATTTATGGAAACGTAATTAACTCAATAATCACCGGATGGTGAGGGCTTCCTTTTACCCAAACTCAGCGCGGTGCAGCGCATATACGTGGAGAACAAAATGTCATTTATTAAAACTTTTTCCGGGAAGCATTTTTATTATGACAAGATAAATAAAGACGACATCGTGATTAACGATATCGCGGTTTCCCTTTCAAATATCTGCCGCTTTGCCGGTCATCTTTCTCACTTCTACAGTGTCGCCCAACATGCGGTGCTTTGCAGCCAGCTGGTGCCGCAGGAATTTGCTTTTGAAGCGTTAATGCATGATGCAACAGAAGCGTATTGCCAGGATATTCCCGCTCCACTGAAACGCCTTCTGCCTGACTATAAACGGATGGAAGAAAAAATTGACGCCGTAATCCGTGAGAAATACGGGTTACCCCCAGTTATGAGTACGCCCGTGAAATATGCCGATCTTATCATGCTGGCAACCGAACGCCGCGATCTCGGGCTTGATGATGGCTCTTTCTGGCCTGTACTGGAAGGCATCCCGGCAACAGAGATGTTCAACGTGATTCCACTGGCACCTAGCCATGCCTACGGGATGTTTATGGAACGTTTTAACGAGTTATCGGAGTTACGCAAATGCGCATGAATGTTTTCGAAATGGAAGGGTTTCTTCGCGGGAAATGTGTACCGCGAGATCTGAAAGTGAACGAAACAAATGCTGAGTACCTGGTACGTAAATTCGACGCGCTTGAAGCTAAATGTGCGGCACTGGAAAACAAAGTAATACCAGTGTCAACTGAACTGCCACCAGCAAATGAAAGTGTTTTGTTATTCGATGCTAACGGAGAAGGCTGGCTGATTGGCTGGCGTTCTCTCTGGTACACCTGGGGACAAAAAGAAACCGGAGAATGGCAGTGGACATTTCAGGTCGGGGACCTTGAAAACGTCAATATCACTCACTGGGCAGTAATGCCAAAAGCACCGGAGGCTGGAGCATAATGACCACTTTTACCGACAAAGAACTGATTAAAGAAATTAAAGAGCGTATCAGCAGCCTTGACGTGCGAGACGATATTGAGCGCCGTGCTTATGAAATCGCACTCCTATCTCTGGAAGTAGAACCAGATGAACGCGAAGCTTATGAATTATTCATGGAAAAGCGTTTTGGTGACTTAGTAGATCGTCGGAGAGCAAAAAACGGCGATAACGAATACATGGCATGGGATATGACTCTCGGTTGGATCGTCTGGCAGCAACGAGCTGGTATCCATTTCTCAACAATGTCACAGCAAGAGGTGAAATAATGGAGCCATACAGCCTCACACTCGATGAGGCCTGTCATTTTCTCAAGATATCCAGACCGACTGCCATTAACTGGATACGCACAGGGCGTCTTCAGGCAACACGCAAAGATCCCACTAAGAATAAATCTCCTTACCTCACAACACGACAAGCCTGCATTGCGGCTCTTCAATCTCCGCTGCATACTGTCCAGGTGAGCGCGGGTGATGGCATAACAGAGGAAAGAAAATGTCACTCTTCCGCAGAGGTGAAATATGGTACGCCAGTTTCACATTGCCGAACGGTAAAAGATTTAAACAGTCTCTTGGAACAAAGGACAAAAGGCAGGCGACAGAACTCCATGACAAGCTAAAGGCTGAAGCATGGCGGGTCAGCAAACTTGGTGAAATACCTGATATAACGTTCGAGGAAGCGTGTGTCAGGTGGCTTGAAGAGAAAGCACATAAAAAATCACTGGACGATGACAAAAGCCGGATCGGATTCTGGCTTCAACATTTCGCAGGAATGCAACTAAGAGACATTACTGAATCAAAAATTTATTCAGCAATGCAGAAAATGACGAACCGGCGTCATGAGGAAAACTGGAAACTCAGGGCAGAAGCATGCAGAAAAAAAGGGAAACCTGTTCCAGAATACACGCCAAAACCAGCGTCCGTTGCAACGAAGGCTACGCATCTTTCATTTATAAAGGCCCTACTAAGAGCCGCAGAGCGTGAATGGAAAATGCTGGATAAGGCACCAATTATTAAAGTGCCTCAACCAAAGAATAAACGGATCCGCTGGCTGGAGCCCCATGAAGCACAAAGGCTGATTGATGAATGTCCGGAGCCATTAAAGTCTGTTGTTGAATTTGCACTGGCAACAGGCTTAAGACGCTCGAACATCATCAACCTTGAATGGCAACAAATAGATATGCAGCGCCGGGTGGCATGGATAAACCCGGAAGAGAGTAAATCAAACCGCGCAATTGGCGTTGCGCTGAATGATACTGCATGTCGCGTATTGAAAAAACAAATCGGGAATCATCACCGTTGGGTATTTGTGTACAAGGAAAGCTGTACCAAACCAGACGGAACGAAAGCGCCAACAGTAAGGAAGATGCGGTATGACGCAAACACAGCCTGGAAAGCGGCGCTGAGACGGGCTGGTATTGATGATTTCAGATTTCACGACTTGAGACACACCTGGGCAAGTTGGCTGGTTCAAGCCGGAGTCCCGTTGTCAGTGTTACAGGAAATGGGAGGCTGGGAGTCTATCGAAATGGTTCGTCGATATGCTCACCTTGCACCTAATCACCTTACCGAACACGCACGGCAAATAGACTCGATCCTGAACCCATCGGTCCCAAATTTGTCCCAGTCAAAAAATAAGGAAGGTACTAATGATGTGTAACTTATTGATTTAAATGGTGCCGATAATAGGAGTCGAACCTACGACCTTCGCATTACGAAT